TACCGGGAGCTGTTGTACCCGTAGATCTTTTTACTCGTATAATACTAGCCATTTCTAAAAGTTACCTCCATTGATATCCAAATTTTGTGTCGATCCGGGTGTTAATGTTAAAGTTGCTTCAAACTTTTGTGTTGCTGAATTGAAAACTAAAACCATTCCATTTTGTGGGTTATTGACTTCTGTATCACTAAGACCTGCAAGTGTACCACTTACGTTTCCTGCTAATGAGGATACGACTTTGGTTGCATTTTGTTGTCCAACACGGACTCTAATGTTTGCCATTAACGGGTCACTCCTTGTCTTACTAAAACAGATCCTTCAACAACTCTTGTTACTTCACCTACACTATCGGAAACGATTACGTCATAAACATACCTTCCGGGTTTTAACGTAGCAGTGCTAACACTTGACAAACCAACTTGCACCTGACCATTATCTGCGTTTTGAATTGACGCTGTAAAGGTTGCTGCAATACCTGTGCTTCCAGCATGTTTTCTCATCTGAGACGCTGCAGTAAATCCGTTAAGATCTAACGCAGAATTAGATGTGATATTTTCTAATGAAAATGTTTGTTGGAAGGTAGCACCTGTGTTGATTACAAGATTGCTAACATATACTGACATTTATGCAATGATATAGTATGATCTATAGTTTATTTATAATTAGTTCGTTCAGAAGTCCCTTGAGAGTATCTATCTCAGATTTGAGAGCATCTATTTCCGATTTCTCAGTTAATTTTTTGTTTCTCATCTTTTTATATCGCATATATCCAGAAGTATCGCAATTTATGATTGCTCCTGTTTTTTCATCACGATAAAGATGTTTATGTCCTTCTACTCGTATCATGCTAATGCAATTGCTCGTAGATCACTTAATCTTGGTGCCTCTGCTTCATTTGTGCCACTAAACACCACTTTAATTACAAAGCCAGTAAATTCTGATAGATTATCAGCAGTAAACTGATATTCTAAAAATTCACCATCTGTACTTGATCCAACCTTCGCATCTGGTCTACCACTATTCTTAGCAGCATTGATGACCTGATCACCAAAACCATCACCATCTGTATCAAGTAAATTATCAAATCCGGGGAACAAGTCATATGATTGTTCTCCATCTGGAATTTCAGAGTTAAATAATTTGTATAGAACTCTAAAATCAGCAGATTCAGATTTTTGTGCACTTATAAACACTTGTAGTGAAGTTGCAGGTTGTTTCAAGTCAACACGATTAGAGATATAAACTCCTGCATGTGGATCATTAGAGTTTAACTTAACTCTCGAATCTAATGCATAATCGTCAATTGGATTATTCAATCTGTTTCTGATATAACTGATTGAACTGTTCATTGTATCAATAATTGGCGATAAATTTTTATCACCGGATAGCAATCGAATTGCTATCGTATTTGATCTATTTAATGGAAGATCATTCAATCTTTCTGTTTCATTAATCGGAGATGCAACCAATCTAGGTGTGCTAAGAGGATTAATTGAATTTAACTGAATATCTTCAAATCCTTGATCAAGGAATGATACCTCACTACCACCAGCACTTGTACCACTCACTGTTCTTGTACGAGCAGATAAAGCAGTTTGTCCGGGTGTAATATGATTAATTAAAGGATATATTTGATTAAATTGTATATTCTGTGAGACAAATATTTCTTTACCACCACCAAATGAATCATCAAAGAAATTCATCATATCATCACCAGATGTTCTTCCAGCACTTCTTGGAACTTCAATGTAATACTTGTCAATATCACTTTTAGTTCTAAGTAATTCTGTTGAAGGTAATTGATGATCAGTATTGATACCAGTCAGTGAGAATCCATTAAATTCATATTTGTAAACTAAACTTCCTTTTGCATGTTCACGAATTGCTGTTCCACTTACACCTCTGTCAGAAATATATAATGATTCATTACTTGAATCAATTGAAGTATATCTCATAATTTCATTATTAATTTTAACAAATCCTGTTGTAGCAGGTTTGCCTTCAAACTCAGCAAATGATACTGTTGCATTTGCTCCGCTTGCAGGATCATCAAGTAATGCCACAGATGTAGATAATCCTACAGCTGCATTTAAGATTACTGGAGAAGTTGTTGGTAATACATTAGAAATTTCTAATTTATTGTTTCCAGAATGCATACCATGATTGTATTGAGTAATCTCAATTACATTTCCATCATGAAGTGAGTCAATTGGTGTATTTACAGTTCCATTAACTTGTATATTTCCTGTTAAAGCAACAAACTGTGTTCCATTATGATGAAGAAGTGCTGCATTGTTTGAGAATGTCTGACCCTGAACATTTGTAAGATATAAAGTATCAGTTGCGGAAATTGAATCAATTGAGAATAATGCTCCAGATCCAGATTGTTGTCCAGCACCAAGAGTCGATGTGACGATTCCCACAAGATCTCCTACAGAATAACCAGTTCCATTAGCATTTATCGCAGCACCGGTTATAACTCCATCTGATCCAGAACTTACATCAAGAGTAAGACCTGTTCCATTACCAGTTACATTGAATGTGCTAACAGTTTGACCAGAAAGACTTGCCTCATATCCAGATCCACCTGCTTCAAGTGATTCGGCAGATACAACACCACCAAGTCTTTCAACAATTCCATTTGGTGTAGTATTAGCAACACCGGCAACACCAGCACCTATTCTCTTACCAACTGCAATCTCAGATGCTGTAGCACCTGTATCAATCTTCACCTTCATCTTTCTTGGTAAAGTTCTGATTGCATTATTTTTCAGAGTTGGAATCAAACTACTCTCATAATTTAATTCTGGATTATAGAAGATAACCTCCGCATCTCTCGATTTAGAGAAGTCCGCTTTATATAAAGTAAATTTAAGATCTTCAAATTGACTTGCAGTCCAGATTGAACCGTTTTGTGACTTGAATAAACTACCACCGATATACTGTTTTGAAATAACGATACTTTCTGCATCAGGTAAACTTTGAGTTTCAATCGTTGGTTCACCCATTCTACCAACCCATGCTTCATAGTTGTTACTAGAAGGAGCCAGAAGAACCACAGCATACTCTTGTCCACCCTCAAGGTAAATTGGTGATTGGAATGTAACTCTTGTTGCTACAGAGGCATCCTCAGACACATTAATTTGAGATGGATCTAAAACAACCTGTGCATAATCCTGAATAAGAACAAGAGTGGGTGTACCTAATTCAACTGTTCTGATTTGAACTGTTAATTGTTCTTTTACATCCTTTGATCTAAAGTATAAATCAACTGATGTCAAGAATGCACCACTTCCCTCTACAGTGAATGATTGTGCAAGAGGATCATCATCTTCAATTCTAACTACCTCTCTGATAACCTCAGTAACCTCAGTTACTTCAGTAATATTGTTAGTTACGTTTGTTACATTAGTTACTTCAGTTACATTAGTGACATTAGTAATTTCATTTGTAATAAACTCATTTGTAATATTAAAAACAACTGGTTGTGGGGGTGGAGGTGGAATACGTACAACAACTGTTGATTGTCTAAATGTATCTACCACACCACTTGTGCGATATGTCTGCTCTACCTCACTTATAGATGGATCACCAAGAAGTGGTCTTCCATTATCTTCGCTGGATGTGAGTTTAAATGTTTTTGTACCATTTTGAAATCTTAATTGTGGAACAGGGGTTCCAAATGGATCACGGAAAAAGAATGATCCCTTTAAAGCACCAACAGCATCAGAAATAAGTCTTATTGGTCTGACTGTTGCAGTTGCTCCACTCATCTCACCGACTAATTTTATTCCCTGCTCAATATATCCAAAAAATCTACCTTGAGCCTCTTCAACTAAAGAAGCGACATCAATATTTAAAACAGTTGATGATGCAGAATAAAGACTTGGTAGAGTTAGAGCAGTATTATAAGGGTTAGTTGTATAAACTGTGGTTGGTGAACTTGCACTTCCTGTTTTATGGTTTGGTGCGTTTGTTCTTACAGCAAATATACGGTCTGCTCCATCGAAACCTTCGACTGTTTCACCTACATCAAATGATCCTGAATCCATCGATATTTCAATCAATTTAGGAATAATATCTATTCCTGATGCACTATCAAAGAAAGCATAAAATCTTGTAGTAGGTTTAAGTCCACTTGCATCGAAAGCAACATTTCGAGACCTAATATGTGTGTCAGGTTCACTACTAACAATACGATCATTTGTAAATGTTTCTGCGGTATCTCCTAAAACTGTTCTTGTTCCATCATCAAGAATAATATTCCTTGTCCATGTATCGGCACTTGGACTTAATATCATTCTTCCTCTAAATGTAACTATGTTAAATGGGTTTACATTTTCAACTCTGGATGCGAGTGGTTGTTCACGCATCACAACTTCATCATAATCAAGAGTGATTAAATCACCAGTTTTTCTCACACCGGGATCTAATAATGCTAAATTATCAGAAAAATCAGCAGTGCTTGGATTTAAAGAATTATTAAGTGCTAATTCTGGTTTTATAGTATAAAAATCAGTTGGAGTAACTAAGTTTTGAGAACTTGCAATAACATCACACTTACAATCAGGATTTCTACGATCTAATAAATTTGTATCTTTGAAATCATCAACAAAGAATCCTGTTTTAAATCTAGACAAACCATCAGCATCTTGTATTTGAAGTGCTTTTGTATCCAATTCAAGCAATGATAATGATGTTAGTTTTTCTAAAGATTCAATTCTATCTTCTAAACCACCAATATCTCTCATCGTATAACGACGATTATCAACAACAGTTACAACAGCATCTTTTACATCATAAAGATATGCAGGAACTTCAATTGTTCCAATCGTCATCGCAGTTTCTACATCAGCTGGAACAACAGGATTTTGCGATGAAACTCCTTTAATAACTTGGAATTGACCGCTCGTGTACGCTTTATCGGTATATTCACTTGCATCTAAAATTAATTTGTCAATTCTAGGTAAGTAGAATTTAAAATCTAGAGTTGAGGATTCGTTTGGTGCAGGAATTAATGTTGGGTTAGTTCCTGATGTGTTAAATGTTCTATTTGCAAAAGCAAAAACTGAACCAGTAACCCCAGATATATTATCAGCAACTCTTGGTCTGAAATCTAGTGTATCACTTGCTCTTAGTCCATTTCTAAGGAGTGGAATATCTTTAAAATTATTTGCTGAATATGATCCAACAGTAAACACATCACCGGTGTCGTTTGCCGGAACTGTAAACTTATCAAAGATAACTCTTAATCTTCTTGATGGAATTGTTGCACCATCTTTTCTAACAATTCGAGAATAATCAGCAAATTCTTCTCTTTGTCCATCATCAAGAATATAGTTTGATGTTACGTCTAAGAATAAACCTGCAACAATACCTTGTAAGTTTGTAGTGATATTTGATTCTTCAAAGGTAATTGATTCACCAATAATAAATTTTGATTGAGTAAGTGTAGCAATCTCAAGGGTTGTTGCATTTGTTTGTCCAACTAAAACAGCAACTGCACCACTTGTTGCACCTTTGATTTTCTCACCTAAAACTGTGGTTGTATTCAATGATAATCCACTTACAAAAACTAATTTATCCAATATTGGATTCGCTAAATTAACTGATTCATATACACCGACTATATTAAATACATCTGGTGTTTGTAGAGATATTTCTTTATCTTGAACTCTTACTCCATAACCTTTACTGTGAGTTAGACCATTAGTTGCTATGCCGACTTGATTTGTATCATTTACTATTAAACTATTACTTCTAGAAACATTTTTAGTTTTTTGTGAAATAATGTCTTTTTCAAGAGTTACGTTTACAACCTTTGCACCATTTGTAATATTATTAAAAGTTATTGACTGATTATTAGCACCCATTACCACTTGACTTTCTTTTAATACTTCATGTCTGGTGTCAGATGATGTTTTATGGGAAATACTATAACGATCACCATCGTATGGAGCAAAGGATGCACTAGTTACGTCTGTTAGATCAGAAACACTTACAGTTAAAGTATTAGAAGATGCACTTTTTTCAACCTGTGATTTAATTAATAATTTAGATTGTGCTAATGATACGTCAGAAACATTTTTCTTCTGAAGTTCAGCATATAATCCAGCATCATTCAAAAATATTTGTGGACGACCAACATGAATACCAGTTGCTGATATGTTTGACAAAACAGTTCCGACACTGACACCTGCAACATTATTGTCTGCTCTAAGTGAAAGTGTTTTAAGATCTGAAGAGATAGCATGAATTCTATTAAATCTTGGTGCTGAGTCTGTTGTTAAGTTAACAATAATAATATCATCTACCTTTAAAGATCCAAATGTTTTACCTGCACATGTTAATTCGGATACACCTCCTGAAGCTGTAGTAATATTAACTTCATCTCCAAGTCCTAATTCTTTTATTACTTTAGGTTGTAAAACTAAATCACCAGAAAAATCAGCACCTGATATGAATGTATGTTGTTGATGAACTGACTTTATATTCTCAAGACCATTTTTTTGAACAGTTTTAATTGATCTGGTTAATGAATCATCGCCATTTATTTTTATTTGTTCACCTTCTATGAAGGTTCCTGATACTTGATCTAAATCTATTACTGCAGATCCACCACCTTGTGATTTTGCAAATCCAGTCGCACCACTACTCAATCCTTCTACAAAAGATGATACGGGTAATTCAGTGTTAGATAATGCAACATTTACTGTTAAGTTTGTATATAATTGAATATCAAATAAGTAAAGATCAAATTTTGTTGATAGACCTTCATAACCACTATCAGAGTTTTCAAATGAATATACCCTCGCTCTACCAATTTCATCTCCTGCAGCACTTGGATTAGTACCACTTCCTTTTCTTCGAGATCTTAAAGTAACAACTGAATTTGCAAGAGAATTATTTAAACCTATTTCTGGTGATCCATGAACATTATTTAACTTAAATAGTGTCCCAAGTTTAAAATTAACCTTAGATGATTTAAATTCCTCTTTATCTCTTGGTTTGTCTACATCAATAACTGTCGTACCAGATTTTTCAATATCATGTCCTCTTACATATGCCTTTCCGGGTGATACTTTCACACACATTAAAGGTTCTTCAGGAGTATTTCTTTGATCTGTTTTTTCGTTTGATAAAAATACACCTTCATTTGATACACCATCATTTAAACACTCTGCAACATCAACCTTGAAGTTACCAACAGAATAATTTCCAGATTCTTCATATGTTCTCTTTGCAAAATAGTCCTTTATTAGTGCATAATCTGGTTTTTGCTCATTTTTCTTAAGTTGGCCATTATCAAGACGAACTAATTCAACAAAATTCTTGTCATTGTAGTCTGTTAGTGGTTTTTTTGTTAAAGTAGTTTTTATTTTTAATCGATCTGCACCGGGTGCTGCAAAGTTAGAAAATCCTCTTGCATTATCAAATAATGAAGAATCGTCTTTTGATTGAACTATTTCTTCTTGAATAAAAAGACCAACTCTATAATTTGGAACATTTGAGTATGGGTCAAGTACAATTTTATCAGCAGATACGTTTACAAAATGACCACGAATAAAGAAAACACCATCAGCAATTGAAACAGCTGATCCAACTTTTGATGCATCTTGATCTATCAAAGATGCAACTGTTTCCCCTGCAGTTATTTGAGTATTACCATATATGAATGACTCTTCTAAAATTAAATTTTCACCATCTCCCATGAAGGAAACTTCATTAGTATCACCAGAATCAAGATATTTAACAAATAGAGTTAAATCTGTGATATCAGATGAATCTTCAGGGAGTGCATAGTTATCAACTTTGATTCTAATACCAGTATCTTGACCTTTTAATGTTTTTCCTTTTAAATTTTCAACGTATAGTGATACAGGAACACCTAAATGATCACTTTGTAATTTGATTGAATAATATTCATAGTCATAACTAGTGTTTCCGGGGATGACCATCGATCCCTCTTTAAACATATGACTACCAAATGATTCAACTTGATCTTGTAATATTGATTGTAAAGTTGTTAATTCACGAGCCTGTACAGGTCTACCCGGATTGAATAGAACTCTATAAAACTGATTATCCTTGGAAAAATCGTCGTAATATGGACTTATATTTAAATTCGTTTTTTGTGGCATTTTTTAAAATTCCAGAATAATTTTAATGTCTTCCTTTTGTCTCAAATTTCTTGAGATTTTTGCTCTGTTGTCAACGTACAATAAATCACCTGACCCTTTATTTATCTCAGGTGAAGCGAGACCACTTGTGAATGAAACACCTAAAGCAACATTATTATTGTTTACGTCTGTTGTAATACCAGAACTAAATGTTGTTTCAACTGATCCACTTCCTCCGGGAAATGCAATTTGACTTGTAGTTGATACAAAATCAAATTGTTGTGACCCATTTGTCACGTTTGCATAGTCAGTTTGGTCATTTTTATTACCAAAATACAATGATCTATCTTGAATGTATTTAATTACATTTACATCACTATCATAAGAACTTATATAACCAAAAGCAGTTTGTCCTGTTCCTACAGTTTGTTGTAATATACCACCAACTGCTGGTGTTCCTGATATTGTCGAGAATTTAATCGATTTCAATGCGGAAAAAGTGCTTCCTGTATAAATTGAAGTTGTTCCAAAAGATGTTGGATTTTTAACCAATGAAACTTGCGCAAACTGAGCATCAATTGGAAAATCTTTCGTGGAATCATCAAATCTTGCATAAACAAGCACACGATCTGCTCCAAGTTCTTTATATAAATCAAATCCATGTCCTTTTGAAGGTGGAATGATTGGAATTAATTTAGCAGGAGTGCTTCCGGCAACTGCACCACTGTTAATTGTTCCTAAGTCAACAACTCCGTACGTATATCCTTTACCACCATTTGAAACTGTGCATTTAGTTATTTTATTACCAGAAACTTCAACAACAACTTTTCCACCAGTTCCATCACCTAAAATATCAAATTCTCCACCAGTCGTAGTATAATTATTTCCTTGATCAGCAATATAGACAGTTTTGATTTGATTATTGTTTATGTCTGAATCACCATTCTCACGAACTGCTTGAATTTGTGCATCAGTACTTGTGCTCCAATTATTTGGTAGTGCAATAAAATCAGTTGAGTCAAATTTAATAATATCACTTGGATTTACAGTAAACAGGTATTTCCAAACATATCCATCTTGACTTTCTCCAGCTTTTGATGGTTCTAAGTCAGTAAACGTTGGTTCATCCTCAGATGCATTTCCTGTAGTGTTTATACCCGATGATCCATTCTCAATACAAATATAAACATTGAAATTACTGTTCATAACATAGTAGTTTGCAGCATACAAGCGTGTTGCTCCTGTGTTTGGAGCACTATTTGTAGTGCTATAATCTTGACGATACATATCGTATTTGATTCCTTTAGTCCAATCAATACGACGAACTAATCTTCTTACATTTGCTTCTGTGACTCTTTTACCAAATTGAGTTGTATCACCGATATGTCCAATATCTGAAAAACTATCTACTGGATTAGGAGTAGCAGTATTCCAATTATTTGCCCTTCCAAAACCAACAGAAGCTGGTTGAGGATTGGGTAAACCTAAAGAAATGTAATATGAATTGGTAGACGAAGAAACCCCTGCAACAAAATTACTTGCATTTAATATTCTGAACTGGTCTGTAACAATTGCTGGCATTATTATATGTTTTTTTCTATATTTATACAGGAAATCGTCATGGTGTATGAGACCTCTTAATTCCACCACCATCACGGAACCCAAAACCCCTTCTTTGAATGGTTGGGAATGTTGAAATACCCAGTCCTTCACCGGTAATTACTGTATTTCCAGTAACCCCGATTGCGATTGGATTGTTTCTTACAAAATTACCGGATGCTGGTGTAAGAACTCCAAAAGAGAATTTTCCTTTTTCTATATCTTTAACAATAATCTGTCCATACATTGTATTTGGATGATTTGTACACTGGTAGAAGAATGAAGTGCTACCTGCACCGATTTGTGAGGTATTGAATACAAGAGTTGAACCATTTGCTCCGGAACCAGTAATTCCTGTGGTATAGTTTGATCCACCTAATGTTCGTTTGATTGTAAATGTATGTCCACCAGTGCCATTTGCGATACTTAAAATATCACCCTTTTCAACATAAATTGTAGGATTATGAACACCTGATAAAGTTGGTTGTGTGCTAAATTCACCTCTATGCTTACCACTACCAATGTATGATGTATTTCCTGATCCAACACTACCAAATGTCACAGTGAATGGTAAATTAGTTTTTGCTAGATCAATACTAGTTGTATTAATACCAGAATGAACGTTAACTTCAATCTCTGCAGCATTTGAGTGTCTAGTAATATTTTTAATCATATAAACATTATCTACAAATGTTCTACCTATTGCAACAACATCTGTGTCTGCACCACTCTCATTTAAACTTGTAACCCCGTGCCCAACTGATGTGTCAGAAATGTAGATGGGCATAGTTTCTTTTAGATTAGTGAAAGCACCAGATCTTGATAATCCAAACTTAAGTCCCATAGTTGATCCTATCATAACTGTAGAAATACCAGTCACGATTCCAGAGAATCCTGCAAAGTTTGCACTTGAAGTATCAATGGACTCAATTAATTCAGTTACTGGTTTATGAGCGAATGCGATTACTTTTGGTGTAACTGAAGTGGAGTATCCAATACCACCACTGTTAATAGTAACTGAGGTAATAGTGCCATTTGTTATATTTGCTGTTGCTACAGCAGTAGATCCTATTCCAGTTGCTACTGGAGATACTTTCATCGGAACTGGTGGTTGTGAAATATGCACAGATGTTGAGTTGCCAACATATCCACTACCCCCATCAACAACCGCTATCGCTGAAATTGTACCAGCAGTTGACACTGTAGCGTTAAATGATGCAGATATTGGATTAGTGTCGTTTACGATCAAAGCATCAAAGTTTATGTCATTAATCGCAGAGTCCTCATTTGCCTCATACTGGAAGAAATTAGCATCATCAACGTAAATTTTACTTGTTGATCCGGTGCCTATGTCTCCAATAATTCTTGCTGTTGGATATATTAGTGGTTCAATAGAATCTCTTGCTTTTGAAACAACAATTCCATTTACAACTTTATCCTCTTTTTGTTTGATCCATGTAAGAGGTTTATTTGTAGCAGAGTCATTTATTCCAACACCAGTATAAATTTCAGTTTCAAGAGTATCAGTAGTGGTAATACCAGATACTGTTCTCTTTCTCTGCTCTAAATCAATTAATCTTCTTGTATTTTGATTTGTAAGTATACTTGTATCATCGTTTGCTTGTAATCTAACAACATCACCATTCTTAATAGTTTCAACTACATTAATTTCTTGAACATCTTCTGATGCAGTTCCTTTGTAGAAGAATACTGCAATATCATCATTTGCTTCAGGTGCTGTTGTAAATTCAAAGGTAGTTCCACCTTCAAATGAATATGCCTCTCCGGGATCTTGAAGTACATTATTAACGTATATTATTAATAATGCATTCATATCAATCTGTTGAGAATCAACAGTCTGTCCAATATCAAAACTCAATAATTCACCATTCACCCTTAGTGGGAATCTTGTTCTTACACCATCCTGTAAATTAACGATAGGATCTATAAAATCAAATTCACCGAAATCCCATGAAGTAAATTTATCATTATAAATTTCTGTTACTTCTAAAATATAATCTTCAAGATCTGCCCCTCTTGCGGTAACTAATCCAACTGGTTTTATTTTATCGCCACGTTTAAAGGCATATCCATCTCTCGCAATTTCAAAGGATGTTATTTCAAATAATGTAGATCCTATACCTACAGTGGAACTCGCTCCTACATTTAAGGTAACAAGGAGATTAGATCCAGTGTCAGTTGTTGAAATACCATTCCTTGATACACCTTCAATCTCCATATTTTCATAATTTGGTTGTGGGAATTGGAATCTTGGATTAACGTAATTCGTTCCACCAGCACCTATATTAATATCTAATGTTCCACCTATACCAATGTTTCCTGTAGCTGAAGCACCAGTTCCAGCACCTCCACCAAAACCAATGAAAGCAGTAATGGTATTTGTAGTCACAGCAGTAATTACAGTCGCTATTCCAGCGATTGGATCAGGTAGTCCTGTTGTTTTAGAAAGTGCACGAGGATATGCGTGATTTGACTGGAAATCATCTCTCGAACATGTAAATACTAAACTTCCAGTATCAATACCAACAAAATTACCAACACTTAATCCATGATTTGCAATTGTTAAAGTAAGCAATCCTGTATGTGAAATATACGATGCATCAGTTGCAGTTCTTTGTGTTCCAGCAAATATATTACTACCTGATGCGTTTGTCCTAATTGATCCAACACCAGCACTTACAAATCGATGCTCATATGCAAGGTCAGTGATACCGATTGAAACTGTACCACCAACTGGTCGGTATCCAGAACCAAATGTTAACGTTTCAGGAGGTCTTGAAGGAGACACAGACTGATTATACACTGTTGATCCTATACCCACAGATGTAATTACACCAAATTGATTTAATATACCAGTAACAGCAGCACCAACTAATGGAGCAACTCCTAATCCACCAGTTGATCCTAATGAAACTATTTTACCACCTCTTGGTAATCTATTCTGATTTACATCTACTTCACTTATAATTTGATTATTGGTTCCAAATGATGAAATACCTGTAAATTCAATATCTTGTGCTGTGGTTCCGATACCAACAAATACATAATTATTACTTAAATTATTTTCGGTAGTTGGTTTTTGGAAAATACCATTTATCAAAACTAATGAACTACCAGTGCTTATACCAGTTGTATTGGCACCACCAACTTTCATTCTAAATGTTGCACCAATACCAGTAAATTCTGTTGATATATCATCAAAGATCCTATTGTTAGTGTAGGTCTTTCTTAGATATGTTCTACCTTGGAAAACAGATCGTGGTGTTTTGAGATTTGATAAATTCCTTGCAATATTATTTGTTCCTCTTGGTGCATTTGTAAAGAATACATCAGAACCAATAATATTAAATGATCCAGAAAATACTCTACCTACAGTAGAATTATTATGAGACGCAGCAAGTGTTCCAAGTGCTGCTCTATCAACCCCAATAATGTTAAAAGTACCAATACCAGAAACAGGCCCTGTTGTAGTTGTTGCAATACCGACAGAGGTTACAAGCATAAATTCATCAGCAAACTTGAGATGATCTCCAAGGTTTATATCTGCAGTAGAATTGACACAAAAATCAGTTGTTGTAGTTGATATACCACTACCTGAATTGTTTACTAAAGTGGTTGTAACAGGAGTAAATGACATCGGTGATTGAATGATACCATCAATGACAAGAACGCTCTTCTCAGTGCGTTTGGCCATTGTCAATCGATGTGAATTACCAGCACCTACAGATGTAAATGTAACTGCAGATCCACCACTAGATGTTGCTAATTTAAATGAACTATTATCTATTTTTTTAACAAATACAGTTGTAGGTAAATTAGATCCACCAGACATTTGTAGTGCAGTTGCACCAACTCCGGCAAATGTTGATAATGGAGTGTAAATTAACTCTTCATTTTCTGAGAAGAAATGATTTGGAATAGTGAATACACCTGTAGATCTATTAAGTTTTGAAGTATCTTCTGGATCAAAACCTTTTTCATAAATTGGAATTGTGTTATGTTTTAATGTGAATTGTTTTTTATTTGACCTAATACCATTGACAGCATTATATTGGAACGCACTCAAAGACTCATTTACACGACCATAACCTAATGTTGGTGGTGTGTTTAAAATATCAATGTCTCTATAAACCTCTTCACTATAATGTTGAACAGTGTGACTTCCAGTTCCTGAATCTGGATGAAATTTAACAACAAAATTAGATGCGGTTAAATTAGATGAGAATGTACCTATACCAGAAGTGCTTCCAATTGAAATAAATGGATAGTGAATTGTGTGAGTATCTGTGCCATCATGTATAGCTAAAACTTGATGTACTGCACTCGCTGTAGCAGATTGAATTCTAACAACACTCTTAACTGCACTAAAATTATTTTTATCTAATGAAATAAAGTTCGCAGTGTTAGTTCTAGTTGTAATTCCAGATCTTAAATTAATTGTTCTCTCTGCACCTGCAGGTTGAGCATTATCTTTAAATCTAAAGACATCATTTCCACCAGTTGTATTGAATCCGATAACTTTTGCATTTATTCTGACTGTTGATGCTACTCCAACAGAATTATCGAAATCAAGAGATAAAACATTATTATGGATTCTTGATCTGAATGTTCCTATAAAGTTAGATGAAAAATTATTTTGTGATGATGTATCAGCATAATATTCACTATAGTATGAGTCTGTGCCATCATGAGTCGCATAAATGTCCACATGATTCTTCTCACCAGAATCTGTATTAACCACCTCTATTGTGGCATAGAAAGCATCTACAGATGTTGTAGATCCAGTTGCAATTGGTTCTGCTGTAGTTCCAACACTTACAACTGTTGATACACCCACTAAATTAACGAATCCAATCGCTTGTGTACCACTTCTTAAATTTTGCTCATTAAAACTATTTTTATATACCTTGATATCAATATCATCATTATTTGGATCAAGAGGTGAGATAACTAAATTTCTACTACCATTAACAGTTTTTCCCTCAACTTCAACAATTGTTGATGCAGTTGATACAATGCTATTTTTTTCAAATGTAAATGTATCTGTGTTATCATTAAAAATAACTACATCATCTACTTGAATTTCACCATTACTGATGTTTCTTGATTGTACTAAGAATCTAGCAAAAGTCTCTTGAATAGGAATAGATATATTTCCAGTTAAATTTGCTTCACTATCAGAAAATTCATTACTAATATCATCTATCTTTAAGACCCTATTCGTATTACATCTTACAAAATTTGCTAATTTTGTATTTACGAGTTGAATAAATTTAGATTTTGATCCATTTGAAATCGTATCAATATCTCTACCAAGATCAAAATTGTTAATGGCATCTACTCTTTGTTCTGTAATAACATCTGCCGAGACCACAGTTGCGTTTGTAATTGCAATTCCAACACTTGCTCTTGATGATATGCCAGTATCAGCAAAGTTTTTAAGTCCACTAGTATGAAGTAATCTATTTACAGGATCAACTATTTCATCAAAAGTTTTGGGACTTTGAATTGTATATGATAAATTTTGATGATAATCATTATCTGCTAGAACCATATAGTCCTCACTCAATCTACCAATTTCATCGTTCCATCCCTTATCTTGTCTTAAGGAGTAGTCGATTGTAAATCTTCCTTTATTATTGACAATTGAGTTAATCGTAGCAATTGTTCCAGAATTTTCTCCACGAATAACATCACCAACTATAACTTCATATCTTCCTTCTATTTTAATAAATTCATCGGGACGATTATCAATAACTAGTAGACCTGTACTTATGAAAACATTGTTTACTTTAACTGCTAATTTTTCTCCAGTTCTAAACTCTGAAGTTTTTTGTGTAACCGTAAATTTAGGATAATCGCTGAATTTAATTATAGTAGCAAAATTTTGTGTAGATGCAGCGATTCCGGGATTAGTGGCAGTTTTAGGTAATTCAAATTTAACAATTGCTGGATCAGTGTTGTTATACTCAACCACATCAAAGAATACAAATCCGTTATCTGCAGAGTTTAATCCATCACCAGTTGTTCCAATACCTATATTTTCAACAAAAATTTGCTCTCCAACAGTGAATTGTGGAGTTGCGAATCCATTTATAGGTGTTTTAAGCACACATGTAACAATACCACTATTACTACTTTCAACCTCAGTAACACGATATCCATTAGTATTGTTTATTGTTCTTAAAATTTGAGGTTTTGATGTAAGTCCTCTTGGTGATTCTAAAATATTAACGTTTCCTAAAGAACTAGCAGATAAATCTAATTGAATAACACCTTGATCTGCAGTTAATTTTCCTGTATCTGGATCAACAATTACAAGATCAGGTGCATCAGTGTAATTTGAACCTCCATCAGATATTGTAATATCAGTTATTGAATCAGAATTTATTAAAGTAACAGTTGGAGAAAGTCTAGCCTCTGGTCTTAAAGTTTTATCTGAATGATAATCAAATCCGGGATCAGTGATTCTGACAGTATTGATATTATTAATATTTTGAGATAAACATAAAATATTTTCACCAGTTCCATTTGCGGATGTGACACTTGAAACTCCGGGAACATTTTTATATCCAAATCCACCGGATGTTAAATTAATTTTACTTATTCCACCTGTAGCAGTTAAAGATGAAGTATCGTATGTAATTGTAGATGCAGCACCAGCAGTATATGATCCTTGTTCTGGAACATCATTAAGTGATATATTAAATCCACCAGTAGTAACACCAAAAGCAACATAATTTCCACTAAATTCACTGTCAACATAAGAAATTTGTGATGCATGTTTTACATCTGGATCAGATGTACTAATAAATCCTGTTTTTTCAAGAGTATAGAATATTTTTTCTGGATTTGTTTTATCAAATCTTAAAGTTACTGTTGAAGTTGTGCCAACACCAACAGTTCCAACACCGGTAACACCAAAATCAATTGTTGACCCTGCAGATACGAACCTGTTCTTAAACTGACTATCAAAATAGAAATTTAAATTATATCCACTCAAAGATGGATCAGAGACATAGAATAATAAATTATCATTTCTTACAACTTCTAAAGGAGGATTTACAAGTGATAATTCTTGATTTCCACCACTATTTGCAGTTATACTTACAACTTTAGGTGGTTCATTTATAACATCATATCTTGTTTCTGCCAACTGGAAGTTACTATCATCAGTCTTATAGACAAAATATGATCTTTGTGATGTTAAACCTGTTGCTGGAGATCCATCATAGAATAATTTTTGACCAGTTTTAAATCCATGATTTGCAATATTAATAGAATCAGTATTAACTGATGAATTTGTAAATAATATTGGATTTATTAAAAGTTTATCATTTTGAGCACTATACTTAACAACTACTGAGGTTGCACCTGCACCAACACCTTTTGTTTGTGTCGATAGTACTTCAAGTTCAATATTATCATTATTTTGAAGTCCATGTAATGTGGATCCTACTGATACGGTTGCAATACCAACATTAGCAGTAATTCTCTCTATTTTACCTTTTACTTGAGGATAATTTGATTCTAATGAATATTCAAAATTATCAAAACTACCAGTTTTAAAGAATACAGGAGTCGTATTTACAGTTAAAGCAAGTCCTACAACATCCTCAGATAATTTTCTTATATAAACAGTTTGACTATTTCCAGAAGATGGTAAATTAAAATCTGCTCCTACTTGGAATCGATCACCAAGACCAATTGTAAACTGTGTTGCAGCACCTGATGGTTTTCTAAGAATTACTTCCTGATTATCTTTGAAAGGATGATTTGGTAAAAATATTCCTTTTGCCGGAATCGAAATCACCTCTGCTAATTCACCAATTGTATAAGATTTTCCAATAGAAACTGATCTACCTGATGTTACAGCTACACCAACTGCTTCTGCAGGATTGAAATAGACTATATCATTCTTCTTAGATACAAATTCACCAATATCTGATGATTCCAAATTGATTGTTTGTGGTATGGTTTCAACTAATCCACCTAAAACATGAGATGCAGTATTTGCGGAACCTACGATACCTCTTTTTACTCTTAAAATACTTCTATCTTCAAATACATTGAGAACTAATAATTTTTCAGTTCCAATTCCAATACTACTTCCAACTGATACTGAATTTGGTATTCTTGCCAAATAGATATCAGTTATAATACCTGCTGTAGCGTTTGCCGGAACATCTTTATATAAAACTGTTCTTTCAGAAGAAACACCAATTTTGTGAGATCCTGAAAGTTTAGGTATACTAGTTGTTAATCCAGATATTACAACAGTATCACTTGTGTTCAAAGTATGTGTTGTAGAAATAAATCCAGAAACTGATCCATTTCCTCCACGAACAAGCACAACATCATTATATGTTGTAATTCCGACAGTAACGTTATCAACTTCTTTACCTTCAACACTTGATACTTTTGCAGCAGCACCACCACCATCAGTATTTGAATTGTCAAAGTTAAGAGAGTCTTCAACTTTAAAATTACTCCCTGCAGAAACAATTTGGAAATCACTAAGGTTTCCACTTGTAACTGATTCAATAATTGATGTCTGTTGATTTATTTCATAAGATTCTATAACAAAATTATAATCAGCATTTTCATCATCTAACTTATATGGTAGCGAATTACGAGTTAAATTTGAGTTGTTAAAATCAAAAATTGATTGCGTTAATAAAAAATTATCATCTATGGGTTCTGATCTATAAGTATCACCTATGAAATATGGAAATTCTGGTTGAGAGGTAGTCGTATTGATACCAGCAAAATATGCATAAGTACCATTTGGAAAATCAGGTGTCTTACAATATCTACCATTACTCTCATCTAAATCACCAGAGTTTGTGAATTTATAATCTTCAATAAAGAATCCAGAAGCAAAACTGCTAACTGGTGGTCTATTAATTACCTCTGTAGGATCTAAGTCATATCCAGATGTTATTATTCTAGATGGTGAGTTGTTATTATCTGCTTCTGAATATCCATAAGGGCCGTATATTGGATTACCATCATATGCCCAACCAATAATTGGTGAGTGAAGTTGGGGAGTTGTTGCCACATCAGAAAAAGCACCCTGTATTTTATTAGAATATCCAACCACTGAATATTGTAGATTTGACTCTGCTTCTCTTAATAATATCTCATCACCAAATCGAACAAGATTATTAACAGTTAAATCTCTTACAGCAGAGTCAACTATGAATCCTGATCCGTTGGGTGTTATCTTAACATCAGGGGACACAGTATATCCAATACCCGGATTGATAACCTTAACGTCAGTTATTTTGCCATCAGTTACAACTGCTCTTAGTTTTCCACCTATTCCTGTGCCGATACCTACTAAATCTAAATCTGGTGCAGATGTATACTCTTTACCACCAAACATGACATCACACCCAATAATTTTTCCATCAAAAACTATTGCTCTTAATTCTGCTTCTTTACCATTTAAAATTTTTATATTTGGTTTCTTCTCAAAATTTAAAATTTCCGATCCGTAGTTAGTTCCGGGTTCATGTAGATATCCGTCCACTAGAGGCCCACGTATTTTAGGCGTTATGACTAAAGATTCTGTGCGACCAGCAGACACTGGTGAATAAATTGCGTCTACTCTTACTACAATTGGTTCAAAGAAAAATTCATGATTAGTTGAAGTAAATACTTGAGAAATTCTTTGGAAATTTTTTCTTAAATAATTTGAATTTGGATCTGTTGCACCTATACCAACGTCAATAAGTCTAAATTTGTCATTATCTAATTTTAAAACACGATAACGTGTAGTTACTCCAAGTCCTACAGGTGAGTGACTTGCATTACCACTTGATGGTGCATATTGAACTAAATCTCCTGTATTGAATCCATGATTTTTGAAATTAATTGAATTGTCAACAGTGTGAATACCAACAGGTTTGACAATTAACTTTCGATTTGTATAATTTGAACCGGGGTCAATGACTTTTACTGCTTTAAGATGATTTTTTAAATTTAAGAAGGTAAATTTATGTGTACCTGCTGTATTTTCAACAGTAAATCCAACAGTATTAATACCAGCGGTGTAATCACTAAATTTTTCATATAAGTAAACTGAACTTATACCAACCACTTGTGGGTAATAAGTTGCACCATTTACTAATGTTTTATTTTGAGCAGTATTTGCTCCCAGAAAAGTTCCAACACCAAGAGATAAATTACCATTGTTACTATAAACTAGTGGTTCTCCGTTTTCTAAATTATGAGGTCTCTTAAATTCAATAATATCATTTATTTGATCAACTCCACCTTGTACACTCTTCAACCTAGCATCAAATTCAATTTCTCTCTGTCTTTTTGTAACAACAGGTTTTAAGACAGATCCAGATCCATTACCACCTGATATGGTAACTGACATGACTCTTTCTACATCAAAATGTTGTTGATCAACTAATACCTCTTTTATTGATCCTTTAACAACTGGTTGAACGATTGCAGTGGTACCAGTTCCCGGTGAAGGTATACTAATTGTAGGAAGATTTATTACATCAAAATTCTTACCTTGATTTAAAATTTTAAAGTCTGAAAGTGGCCCAAAATATATTTTATCAAGAGATTTATAATTTGCAATTTCTACACCATTTTTAAGAATACCTGTTGTACCAGATTCAGTTTTAATGGACTCACCTGATTTTATGTTTACATTTGCAGGAAATTTCCTTAGAACTTTTTGTACACCTATCTGCTCATTTCTATGCCTGAGTAGCACAAATTTGTGCTCTGCTGTAGATGATGATTGATTTGAATTATCAAATTCAATATATGGTGGATTTGATGCCTCTATATTTGTTACAGTAATAAAAGATCTTGATGGATATAATCTGATAACGTTATTACTTAGAGTGTTTGAATCTAGTACTTGAACAAAATATATTGTGCCAGTTGATAATCCAACTAAAGGAGTTTCATTGGGTAAATATACAACTGCATCACCAGTTATGAAATCTACGGGAGAATTAAATTGTAATTTTGAATATAATCCAGTTGTGAGATTTTTTTCAAGTAATTGAAAATTACCAGATCCTGTTCCTTGAACATCTGCTTGTGGAATTCCAGATGATGAATAAACTGCAGTTGTCCCGACACCAGTTATACTACCAAGTGTCTCTTTAACAACCTTCTTTTCAATAAGATAAGAAGGCATGGATGATGACGCAACATAATAATTTTCATCTCCATCATTGTAAGTATTTTGAACATCCGATGTGATTATATCATTTCCAAATTGCAAATCAATATCACTTGCAGCTTTTGCTTTTTTCAATTCTCTTTGAATATCATATTCTGATATTCCATCATTAAGTAATGGTGTGCTTAAACTAATATCATTTGTACCAACAGTGACAGTTATATTTCTTAAAAATGGTATAAATTCACCTCTTCTAAAAACAGAAACTTTATCACCTGTTATTAGTTGTGACTTATCAATTTTTGATTTATGGTCAAAATTAGATGTTGTTGAATTAACTGCTGTAGAAGCAGGGATATCGAGTTTAATTCGACTTGCAGTGTTGTAAATCCATGAATTGAAAAATACAGTCTTTCTTGATTTATCACTCGGTAAAGTTGGATTTGGTATTTCTTCACCTAAGTTCTTGACTGTAATTTTTTCTCCTTCAAGGGTTACACTTGATCCACTGCTAGGTAAAAGTTCAAAATCAGATAATACTCCAGTTATTCTTAATTCAACCCTCTTTGTTAAATCTCCGTTTTCATATCCAAATATAAATTCATCACTTCTTAAATCATCAGTAGATCTAATTGAATTACCTATTCCAGTGCAAAGGAGAAATTGATTTATAGATTTATCACCATATGTAATCGTATTAATACCATTAACACCATTTGTAATCACAGTTCCTGTGGTTCCGAAACCAACTGTCGAATCTACAGTTAAAACAGTTGAATTTATAGGTGCATCTTCAACTACCCTTGTTTTTCCGGGAATGGTAAATGTTCCTTGAATTGCAGATCTTTCGTCATAACCCACAAATAAATTTAACTTATAATATGTTGTAATGCCTAAGTTACCAGACCTACTGAAAATTTCAACTTCCGATACTGATCCAGAAGTTGTTAAGTCTGTTGATTTTGTTATAGTTTGTCCTATAAGTTTATTTGGATCACCAGATATTCTTTCAGCAACAACAACTTCTCTACGAATATACTCTGAGGATGATGGTTTAATAAGAAAATTCTCTAAATCTACAATTTTAGGAGTAATCCCATACAAAACATTAAATAATATTCTGAATGACTCTTCAGTTCCTTTAGATTTGTATAATGATTTAGATTCTTTTATAAAATTACTTATATCTACATCCTCACTCAACTTAGTATCTTCTAATCCGGGAGTTAAGTAAGATTTAACTTTTTGATAAAATTCTTTGAGAAATAAAACACTTAAATTTTGAACATTTGATGTTGCTGTGTGAATACCTGCAACACTTGTTGAAAATACGAGTTCACCTTTATTAACAGGATCTGTATACGAAGTAATACCACTAAATCCCCTCACACACCCGGTAAATGAATTTGTTGTTATTCCAGTGTACGTAATAATTTCATCATCAATTTTAAATAATCCGTATTCATTTGGAAATCCTTTAGTTGATGAAACACTTATTGTAGTATCAGAGGTGCTTATTCCTGATGAAAGTGTTGTAACACCTACAATCACTTCCGGAGTTAAATTATCAAGTTTAATATATTGATCTAAATTATCAGTCAGGTCTACAACACCACCACGATGTTCCTGAGAAATGTAATACTGTTTTAGAAAATCAACCGCTAAAGGACTCTCTGTCCTTATAAACTCAGGAAGTTGATGCTCTATTATTTGTTGAACTTGTATACGTTTGTCTATTCCAGTTCCAATCATGTTCTTGATAGTTCTCCGTTAGAGTAACTTGATGTTACCTTATAACCAACACCAGATATTTGTTCTCCTGATGTAATTGTATCTTTAACCATATTTATTTGACTACTTGGGATGTTAAAATCTAGGTATAAATCTTGTAATCCAATGATATCATTTGATTCAGGGAATACTTGAATCTCAATAATATTATTAGGTTTATCTGTAGAAATTATATTAATAGTTGATAAATTAATCTCACCATGTACATAATCAACCACTCCAGCTGATTTTACAACAACAATCGTTTCGCCACTTGCATTTTTTCTAACGATTGAGACAGTTCCTGTTAACTTATCTGCGTTAGGAACATCAGTAAAGAATACAGTTTCAATAGTTCCTTGTATTTTAAATCCAGTGCTCTTTATATTCAATCCCTCTGGTTTTACATTGAATTGATTACCAAAACATAATTCATATTGTGCAAACTGATTCACAAGAGCATTAAGATTACGACGAATTCTTACTCTCGTGATATTTGAAGTGATTGCCTTATCAATATTATCAACAACATTTAAAACTTTACTATACTTAAATCGACCACCAAATTTGTTAACATCACCTGATTTTGAATAAGTGGTAAGTGCTGATGTAATTTTTGTTTTAAGATCATTTACTGCACTTATCTTTGTTGTATCATAGTAGATAAAAGATTCTATCTCAACATAAAGAACTTGTAAGTCAACTATTTTTTGATTAATACCTGTTAATGAATAACTTTTTAACTTTGTGAGTATTTGTGTTTTATCAAAATCTGATACAAATTCACCATTCTTTGGTTTAATTGTTATTAACACAGTCCCAAACTGTGGTGGATCAACTTCTTCACCACCAACAACTGATACACTTTCAGTGTTTGGATATACTTGTTGTACTATTGATTCATAATCCCGTGCTGTAACCGCCCTATATTGCGAAGAATATAGTCTAGGTGCAAAATACTTAATTGAATCAACACTCTCAATATCACCTCCATTAGATGCTGCATTAATAGTATTAATTGTAGGAGTAGAGGATGGAACAATGACCTGACCACTATCACCTAAGAAGTTACCAGCAAAATTAAAATTACTTGGCCCATTGCCTTCTGAACCAGATGTAACAATATATTGAACAGTTATGACTGCACCATTTTCAGGTTTACGACCAAATATTCCATCCCCAAATAAAAGTTCATATCTTTCATCCTGAACTTCCTGAATTAAATACGTATCTGATATTGAACTGATACCAACTATATTATCAATCATCTTATATTGTTTACCCAGAACACCCGGAGACCCCACGTAAGCGACAATTGAGGAAGTATCGATGTTTGAGTTATCTAATATAAATCTCTGCTCTAGAGACCCATCAACAATGAACTGCGAGGTTAAAAATGTTCCCTCTAAAACTTCAATAGGAGATATTGCAGAACCAAAAGATGCAGATGCTATTCCACCACTAACTGTAGTTGCTGAAGTAATCTCTTCAGAAATTGAAAACACTACATCTGAGTCATTCGATCTACCTACACACACTAGGCCTGGTTGTAAGGTTATTGAAGAACTTGTAGAGTTCGCAGTAACGTTAAATGTTATTGATGCTCTTGCTGCTGATTTTGAACGGGGTACATAACCTATATTTCTTGCTAAAGATACAACGTTTTCTCTTAAGGTTGCAGAATCAAGAAAAGACTCATTCACAACAAGATTTGAGTTGAATGCAGAGATATATGTATTGTATGCCAGAGCATCAATTAAGACTGAAAAGTTAGAACCTTCAAAATCAAAATCAGTGAAGTTTGAATTTGCTCTTAAATAGTCCTTTATTTGAGTTTTAATCTGATCAAAATCAAGATTAGTAAATTTAGTAACTGGCATTATCTTGTTGCTTTAAGTATGAATGAAAATTCTTGTTCTGGGAACTCTTGTCCAATAATATCAAAGAAAACGTTAACCTCAAATTCATTTGTATCTGGTCTTGGTTCAACATTTACGTCTACATTTGCAATTCTTGGTTCAAAGTTTTCAATAGTTGTTTGAATTTGTCTTTCTATAATTGACGCTGTTCCAAAGTCAATAAAACCGGGTGCATTTTCAAATAAACTATCTCTTACATCAGATCCAAGTGTAGAATTAAAAAATCTTTCACTTGGAATTGTTTGAACAAGATTCCTTACAGATTTCTTAATTGCATTCTCATTTTTAAGCACACCAATATCGTTTGTCACTGGATGCCTCTTAAAAGACAGACTTATATCCTTAAATGCTCTTGATATTCGTGTAATCGCCATTAAACGATGATTTTTATCTATTTATACCTATCTATTTAGCTGATTCATATTATAGTCATCAGAATCGAAATAATTTAGCAACCACCATGCTACAGAACGTGGATTTTTCGCTCCACAAGTGAAAATATCGATTGCAACGCACCCTTTTTCGGGCCAAGTATGGCAAGAAAGGTGACTTTCACCTAAAGTTACGGTACAAGTCACCCCATAAGGGTCAAATTGATGAGTATAAGTGTTTAAAACCTCTAAACCTTCAGTTTTACAAGCACTAACGCACACTTTTTCGATTTTATCTCTATCATTTAATTTCTCAAAGGGTACATTATACACTTCAACAAGTAAATGTGTACCCATGTGAGCATTTTTTACGTTTTTCATCCTAATTCTGGTTCAATTTTTGGTTCAAACGGTTTTCTT